GGGGGGGTGGTTCTCAATAGCGGCTGGCTACGCTGGGTGGGTTCACCAGACCACCGCATGGCCCTCTTCCGCCTTCTCTGTGACCACGCCGGTTACCGCGTCACGCAACTGCCGATGACCGTCCCGGCGTTCGTGGTCGAGCACCGCCGCGATGGTGGCCGCTGCACCCTGGAGACCCTCGCCGTCTGGGAGCCGTCTCAGGGCCGCTGGAACCCACGCGCGATGGATCCGGCGACGGCTGACCTGCCGCCCCTTGTCCTGGACTCCCTGCAGGCCGCTGTAGGCTGCGCTTAACGATTACCGCCGATGGGACAGATCGTTCCTGCTGATCTGCGTGATGATCACATCACCGCCATGGCAGACATGATCTGCCGTGGACTCAGCGGGCGTGAGTGCGTGAGGCACGCGTGCCAGGAGTGGGGTTACAGCCAGACGCTGGCGGGGTCGATGCTGCAGGCGGCACGATTGCAGATCTGCAACGACTGGGACATCCCACGACCGACGTATGCCGCGATTCAGCTGGCGCAACTGGAGACGCTGCAGATGCAGGCGCGACGGGATGGCAATCTGATGGTGGCGCTGGGTTGCATCGACAAGGCCAGCGGTATTGCACGGACGAAGGCCTAGACTGGTGGGGCACCGAACCACCGCCGTGGCGACTTTCGTTGAGCTGCTCGACACCATCATCGTCGATGAGCAGGAGGCCACCGTTGCCGAGATGATCGCTGCCCTCGCGGTCGCTCAGCACGCCCTGATCGTTGGCGCCTACGAGGACGACGACGACGAGGACGAGGTCTGCGAGGACGAGGACGACGACGACGAGGCCGAATCGCCCGCCTGTGGCCTCATGGCTGCCTGATGGGGCTGCTCGATTGTCAAGATCCAGGCAGTCTCCTCGCATTTGATGAGGAGACTGCCTTTTTTGATGCTGATGCCACCCTCGCGGCGATCATTGACGATCTGCACCCACGACAGCGGGACTTCGTTCAGGATTCGCAGGTCGAGATCCTCGGGTGTTCCGCAGGCTATGGCGCCGGCAAGACCCATGCGCTATGCGCCAAGGCGGTGGCCATGGCAATGCTCAACCCTGGCTTCCAGGGGGCCGTCCTGGAGCCCACAGGGCCGCTGATCCGGGACATTTGGCTGCCGGAGTTCGACAGCTTCCTGGAGTCCTACGGCATCCCCTACACCTTCCGGTCGTCGCCCCTGCCGGAGTACGTGCTGATGCTGCCGGGCGGGGCCACCAAGATCCTGTGCCGGTCGTTTGAGAACTGGACCCGGATCATTGGTTTGAACCTCGCGTGGGTGCTGGCCGATGAGATCGACACCGTCGCGCCCAGCATTGCAGCGCGGGCCTTCCCAAAGATCCTCGGCCGCCTGCGGGCCGGTAACGTCCGTCAGTTCGCGGCAGCCTCGACACCGGAGGGCTTCCGGTGGATGTGGAAAACGTTTGCCTCAGATGAGGCAGAAGGTCGGGCCGATCGTCGCCTGGTGCGGATGCGCACGACCGACAATCCACACCTGCCGCCGGACTTCATCGAGCGCCTGCAGGCCAACTACGACCCCAATCTGCTGCGGGCCTACCTCGACGGTGAGTTCGTCAACCTGACCGCCGGGATGGTCTACGACCGCTTCCGGCGGGACCTGCACGTCGTCGCATTCGACGAACCGGACCTGGACGATGAGGTCCTGCTGATGGGTTGCGACTTCAACATCGGCAACTGCAATGCGGTGTTGGCAGTCGAGCGCAAAGGGCAGCTGTGGGTCTGGGATGAGATCGCCGGTGCCCATGACACCGATGCCATGGGGCAGGAGATCCGCAGCCGCTACCCACGGGCGCAGATCCTCGGCCATCCTGACGCGTCAGGTGCGAACCGCTCGACCAATTCCAGCCGGTCGGATGTGGCGATCCTGCAGAGCTACGGGATCAGCAACCAGTCACCCGCGGCGAACCCTCCGATCCGGGACCGCGTCGCGGCCGTGCAGGCACTACTAGAGAACGGCCACGGCCAGACCCGCCTCTGGGTTCATCCGAGGTGCCGAAAGACGATCGAGAGCTTGGAGCTGCAGGCATACGACGACAAGGGGCTGCCGGATAAGGAGACCGGACACGACCACATGGCCGATGCGTTGGGCTATGTGGTGCACCGCCGGTATGCCGTGGAGCGCGGCAGTGCGGGGCGTGTGGTGCGAGGAATGCGAAGGGTGTACTAGGTGGGCCGTCGTGGGTCTGCGGTGCTATGGTGCTGGGGCGTTCACCAATGCACCATGACCGAATGGATCACCGACCGCCTGCCGACGGCGGCGGATGCTGATGGGGAGGGAGAAGTGAGTATCCGCCGCGGCCCTGAGCTTCTCGGATACATGCACTGGAGTTGCGTCGTCCCCGGCCAGCCGTGGTGGTCGGAAAGAGTCCCCCACGCCGCCCGCCCCACCCCGCCGCCTGCGCCGGCCCCGGCCCGCGTGGTGACGGCGCTTTGCAGTCACGAAGGCAGGCTCTACGCCGCTTGCGACGACGGCTCATTCTGGGAGGCTACTGACAGCAAGCGTTGCGGCTGGCTGCGGCGCGACCAGATCCCCCAACCCGAGGCCCCCAATGCTTGAGATCTACGCCTGGGCCGGCGTCTTCACCGCGATGAGCGTCGTGCGCCCCCATGAATGCCGCGAGCCCGGCGAATGGCTTGCCGCCTTGATCGCTGGGGCCGCCTGGCCCCTGGTGGTCGCCGTGCGCTTGACCCGCTGGGTCCAACGCAACCGGAGGGTGGCATGACCCCCCTCGACTGGGACAACGTCGCCGACTGCGCGTTGAAGCGTTGGCGGCAACCGTGGAGCCCGAGCAGCCGCTACGGCGATTATGAGTCGTGGCGTGCTGCGCTGGACCTGGCCGCCCTCCAGCAGCGGCGCAGGTGAACCGTATGCCTTAGAGTGACAACGTACCACCATCCACCATGGCCACCACCGACCAGATCACCGCCTACCGTCAATTCATCGCCAGCAAAGGCACCGCAGCTTCGTCCCATGGATTCAGCCCATCCATGGACTGGTCCAATCTATTCCCACATCAACGCGCAACCCTTGAGTTCGCGTGCGAAAAGGGCCGATCTGCCGCCTTCCTGGACACTGGCCTTGGCAAGTCTCGCGTTGAGGCTGCTGCAGCCGCAGAGTTTAGTATTGCCAGCGGCAAGCCGTCACTGATCCTGACGCCGCTTGCCGTTGCGCGTCAGATGATGCGCGAATGTGAATCGGCCGGCGTCGAATCGCGTATCGTGCGTGAACAGTCCGACGTCGGCACTGGCGTCAACATCGCCAATTATGAGCGGCTGCCAAAGCTCGACCCGTCAACATTTGGCGGTGTCGTGCTTGACGAATCCAGTATCTTAAAGAGCTTCACTGGCCCGACGAAGCGGATGCTATGCGACGCATTCAGCCAGACGCCATACAGACTCGCGGCAACGGCAACGCCGGCGCCGAATGATCACATGGAGATCGGCCAGCATGCAGAGTTCCTTGGCATCATGCCTGGCCCTGAAATGCTGTCCCGATGGTTTATCTCGGATCAAACGACCATGGGCGGATATAGACTCAAGGGTCATGCGCAGGAGTCCTTCTGGGCATGGGTAGCCAGCTGGTCAAGGGCTGCGGCATTGCCGTCAGACCTTGGGGGTGATGACGAAGGATTCGTCCTGCCGCCGCTGTCTTACGAGATCCATTCCATCTCTGCCGACATCACGCAGGACGTTCCAGAAGGGATGCTGTTCAGGATCCCAGACGGCAGCGCTACCACCATTCACAGAGAGAAACGCCTGACGATGGCCGATCGTGTGGCAAGGGCCGCCGAGATCGCCAACACGTCAGACGGACCGGTGATCGTCTGGTGCGAAACCAACGATGAGTCCTCGGCACTGGCTGATTCGATCCCTGATGCCGTTGAGGTCTACGGCTCGATGAGCATTGAGGAGAAGGTCGCCGCCTTGGATAGCTTCACTTTTGGCCAACGGCGAGTGATCGTCTCCAAGCCGAAGCTCGCAGGTCTTGGCCTCAACTGGCAGCACGCCAATACTGTCGTGTTCGCCAGCATTAGCCACAGCTATGAGCAGCACTACCAGGCCGTGCGCAGGGCGTGGCGGTTCGGGCAGGCGAAGCCCGTCACCTGCCATGTTGTGATCAGTGACACTGAGTCAACGATCTGGAACAACGTCCAGCGCAAGGCCGCTGATCATGCGAGGATGAAACAGGCGATGACGCGTTCAATGCTGTCCATGCAGCAAAGCGCGATCTTGCGTCGTGCCTATGAAAAGGCGCCCACCGTTACCCTTCCCGATTTCTTCCACCAATGAAACCAGACTATCAAGGCCATAACTGGGCCGTCTACAACGCTGACTGTGTTGAGCTGCTTATGGGGCTGCCTGATGACAGCGTTGATTGCTCAGTGTTTAGCTCGCCGTTTTCGTCGCTCTACATCTACTCCGACTCCGAGCGAGACATGGGCAATAGCGCATCGCATGACGAGTTCCTGCAGCACCATGCCTACATGGCGCGGGAGCTGTTCCGGGTCATGAAGCCGGGTACTGTGATCTGCGATCACGTCAAAGACACTGTCTTTTATCAGAACAGTAGCGAGACCGGCGAAGGCGGTCTATTCCCGTTCAGTGATGCCGCAAGCGCTAACTATCGGCAGGCAGGTTTCTGCCTTAGAGCAAGGGTCACGATCTGGCGCGACCCTGTCCGCGAGATGCAGAAAACCAAGCACGAACGATTGCTCTACAAAAACATCAGAGAAAACAGTCGAGTCAGTGCCATGGGGATGCCGGAGTACATTCTCGTGATGCGCAAGGAGAGCAAGGGCAAGAATGTCGGGGAGCCTGTCACGCACACACGTGAAGAGTTCAGTCTTGATCAGTGGCAGCAATGGGCGTCGCCCGTTTGGATGGACACCATGCAAACCAAGGTGCTCAACTCAAGATTCAAGGCCGACAAGGACGAAAAGCACATCTGCCCTATGCCGCTGGATCTGATCGAGCGATGCCTGACCCTCTACAGCAACCCCGGCGATCTGGTGATGGATCCGTTCAACGGCATCGGCAGCACCGGCTATCAGGCGGTGAAAATGGGCCGTCGGTACATCGGTGTCGAACTGAAACCGGAATATGCCAGGCAGGCGGCCCGTTTCCTGGAGTCGGCGGCTGGCCAGCCGGTCATAGATGGTGTTGAGATGGCGTAGCCCGGCAACCTAGGGCATGGCCCAGTACCTTCCGCCTCGCGGCACCATCTCCGGTCCCCTGCTGCAGACGCAGGGCACCAACCAGCTCAACGTTGAACAGCCTTGCATCGCATGGCAGCAGATGGAGCCGCGCTGGCGGTTGCCTGAAACCCTCGTCGGTGGCACCCTCGCCATTCGCGCCACTGGCATCGAATACCTGCCCGCAGAGGAGAAGGAAGGAGCCGAGGCCTACCAGCGGCGTCTATCGCTCTCCGTCCTGCCGCCCTATTACGACGGGATGGAGCAGCGCCTAGCAGGGATGCTGGTGCGGAAGGAAGTCAGGCTCGACGGTACGCCGGAGGTGATGCTTGAGCACCTCTACGACATCGACTCGCAAGGCAACAACCTGCAGGTGTTCGCCGGTCAGCTCGCGGTCACGATGCTGCGTTATGGCCACGTCGGCGTACTGGTCGACTTCCCGACCGATGAGGCCGACCTGGCAACTGCTGGAGGCCAGCCGCGGCCGGCAGGTGATCGTCGGCCCTACTGGGTCGCCTACAGCCCCCGGGACATCATCGGATGGCGCCATGAGACCATCGGCGGCACGCAACGGCTCACGCAGCTCCGGCTATTCGAGCGCCTGACGGTGCCCTATGGCGAGTTCGGTGAGGAGATCGTCGATCAGGTCCGCGTCTTGGAGCCCGGCCGGTGGCGGGTGTACCGGAAGCAATCGAGCAAGGGCAGCTCGTTCGACCTGGTGGCCGAGGGCACCACAACACTGGACGAGATCCCATTCGCGGTCGGCTATGCCCGCCGCACTGGCCTCTACCAGTCCCAGCCGGCGCTAGAGGAGATCGCATGGCTCAACCTGCAGGCATACCAGCGCAGCAGCGACCTATCGAACCAGCTCCACCTAGCCGCGGTGCCGCGCCTCGTGGGTTATGGCGTGCCGGCATCGGTGGAGGAGATCGAAGGCGGGCCAGAGTCGGCCACGGTGCTGCCGGTTGATGCACGGCTGGAATACGTCGAACCCGCAGGCAACAGCTACCAGTACCAGTTCAAGCACCTGGAGGAGATCGAACGGCAGATCAACCAGCTAGGTGTCGCCGCGATCCTGGGCCAGCAGGGCTTTCAGGAGTCAGGCGTGGCCAAGGCGATCGACCGGAGCCAAGGGGATGCGCCATTGATGAGGGTGGCGCAGTCGCTGCAGGATCTGATCGACAACTGCCTCCGCCTCCATGGCGTCTACCTAGGCCAGGACGGTGGGAGCTCCATGGTCGACCGGGACTTTGTGTCGGCACGACTGCAACCGGGCGAGATCGAGGCCCTGTTCAAGCTGGAGCAGGCCGGCAAGATCACGCAGGAGACGCTGCTGATCCAGCTGGCGGCCGGGAATGTGTTCGTTGATGATTTCGACGTTGATGCCGAGATCGAAGCCACGAGGCAGCTGCAGGGACAGGCGTTGGATCGGATAGCAGGTAATCTCAGGGGGCCTGTAGTGGATGAGAATGGCAGCGAAGAAACCGAAGGCCCCGGCGAAGAAGATGACACCTAAGAAGCCGAAGAAGCTGCCTTACTTCCCCACCTCAACGATTGCCGGCAAGTCATCGAAGCGATCGGTCAAGCCGTGCTGAGGCTGGAAAACTAGGGCATTCGTGGTGTGCGTGATGGCCAAGAAGCCGAGCAAGGCCCAGCAGAAGGTCACGAAGGTCATGCGCGAGTACAAGGCTGGCACGCTCCGGTCTGGTGGCACGGGCAAGGCTAACCCGAAGGTGAAGAGCCGTAAACAGGCCATCGCCATTGCCCTGTCGGAAGCCGGCAAGACCCGGAAGCCAAAGGGTCGCAAATGACCATCGAGTACCGAGGCGAGACGTTCGAGGGCTACAACAAGCCCAAGCGCACACCCAGCCACCCGACGAAAAGCCATGTGGTGTTGGCCAAGGAGGGCAGCACCATCAGGCTGATCCGGTTCGGGCAGCAGGGCGTCAGCGGCAGCCCGCCACGGGAAGGGGAGGGCAAGGCTGCGAAGGCCCGACGGGCAGCGTTCAAGGCCCGGCATGCCCGGAACATCGCGAAGGGCAAGCTAAGTGCCGCTTTCTGGGCGGACCGCGCAAAATGGTGACCTAGACTGCCTGTGGTGGATTCATTGGTGAACCGACCCCCGGAGCTGGTAACTCTGGGGGTTTTTTGTCGGGCAAGCTAGGCGGTCCCTGGCCTGCGGCCTCATCCATGTCTGACGAAACCACCGCGCAACAGCCTGCGGCTGATGATGCGAACCTGCAAGACTCCATCGCCAAGCTGACCGAGAAAAACCGAGAGCTGATCGGTGAGCTACGGCAAGCCAAGCGCAAAGCCGACGCCGTCCCCGATGGTGTCGATGTGCAAGAACTGATCCGGTTCCGGCAGGAACACGAGCAGCAGAAGCTCGAATCTGCCGGCCAGTATGAGGAGGCCAAACGGCAGCTCCAGGAGCAGTACGACCGCGACACGGCAGCCCTGCGGGCCGAGGCTGAACGGCTCCAGGCCCGGGTCCGAGAGTTGGAGCTTGTCTCGCCTGCGGTGTCGGCACTGTCGGAACTGGTGCACGACCCCGATGCCGTCCTCAAGCTCAAGCTCCCCGCGGATCGAATCGAGCGCGATCCTGATGGGTCTGTCGTCGTCGTTGATGGCCTCCAGCGGACCCCAGTGAAGGACTGGGCACAATCGAACCTGCCGGCATGGATGCTCAAGGCTCCAGCCCCTCGCGGCAGTGGCGCCCCGGTCGGTGGTGGCGGCAGCGCTCCCTCTGGGATCCCGGCTGGCACCGTGAACCCATTCGACAAGGAAACATTCAGCCTCACCGAGCAAGGCCGACTGTTCCGCACCAATCGGGCGCTCTACGATCAGTTGAAATCTGCAGCGAAGCGGTAACCTATCGCTAAAGGGTGAGCCTGCGGCTGCCCATCTTGGCCTGCGGCCGCATGTTCCCTTTGCTTCAATCCAATGGCCGTATTGCGCTCTGACGTAATCATCCCGGAGATTTTCACTCCGTACATTGAGGAGGCCGTTACCATCCGGTCGGACTTCCTTAACTCTGGCATCGTCCAAGCCGCCGAGGTGCTGAACGTTGATGAAGGTGGCGACTATGTCACCGTTCCCAACTGGGACGCCGACCTGACGGGTGACGCCGAGCGGCTGACCGACACCAGCAGCCTGACGCCTTCCAAGATCGGCGCCGACAAGCAGGTCGCCCCGGTGCTGCACCGTGGTCGCGCCTGGGAATCGCGTGAACTGGCCAAGCTGGCCGCCGGGTCTGACCCGATGGCTGCTATCGGCAACAAGGTCGCTGCCTACATCACCAACCAGCAGCAGAAGGATCTGCTGGCCATCCACGAAGGCGTCTTTGGGCCGCTGACCAGCAACAGCGGCGCCGCCCTGGAATCGCTGACCTTCGACACCAGCGGCACCCGTACGCCCCTGTCCCCCCGTCACGTCGCTCAGGCCCGTGCGCTGCTCGGTGATCAAGGCGACAAGCTGACCGCCGTCTGCGTCCATTCCAAGACGTACTACGACCTGGTCGAACGGCGGGCGATTGACTACGTGTCGGCCGCTGAGGCCCGGATCACTGCCGCGACCAGCAATGCTGCCAACCCGGCTGCGTTCGCTGGTTCCGTCGCTGCAGCCTATGCCGGTGACTATCAAGTCCCGTTCTACATGGGTCTGCGGGTGATCGTCTCCGATGACGTGACCGTCAGTGGTTCGGATCAGGCGGTGTACTTCTTCGCTCCCGGTGCCGTCGGTACTGGTCTCCAGCAGGGGATCAACACCGAAACCGACCGCGACATCCTGGCGCAGTCCGATGCGATGGCCGTGACGTGGCACAACCTGTTCCACGTGATGGGCACCCGCTATAAGGTCTCGACCGGTGGTGTGAACCCGACCCGTGCGACGCTGGCGACCGCTGCCAACTGGGAGCGGGTGTTTGAGATCAAGAACATCGGCGTCGTTCGCGGCACCGTCGACCCCAACTTCTGAGGAATCCATCCCATGGCCCAACCTTCTGAGTTCGAGCAGGCCGTTCAGAACTATCTGACCGTGACCCTGTCGCAGGCCAGCAGCATTGCTGACCAGCTGTTCTACATCGCCCCGGAACCGCTTGAGGTTCTGGAGATCCACGAGGTGCATGGTGCCCTCGGCACCGACGGTAGTGCCGTGTCGGCCACGATCAAGAAGTGCACCGGCACTCAGGCCTTGACCGCAGGGGCTGATCTGCTGGGCACGACCAAGATCGACCTTAAAGGCACCATCAACACGGTCCAGAGCCCGGCGCTTACCAGCACCGCTGCAGACCTGCAGCTGGCGACTGGTGATCGGCTGAGCTTCGACGTGACCGGTACCACGACCGCTGTGGCCAACATGGTGGTGACGGTCCTGCTGCGTCGGATCTGATGGGAATGTTCGCGTGGCGCCGGCTGCGGGAACGTGAGGCCCTGGAGGCTGCTCAGGCAGCTTCTGGGGCCTTGCCCATTGCAGAGGCCATGGAGGAACCACCAACGCAACGGAGGGTGCGGAAGGTGCGCGGCAAGCTAGGCCAACGGGCAGCTGAGGTCGAGCATGGTCATCAGTAGGGGTTTCGGGGATTCAACGGTTCAGGCCCGTGGGCAAGGGTTCCGGTCGGAGGTGCAGTTCACCCGACCGGCTGACACCACGGCATATGCGGCTGGTGATGTGGTCGGCAGTGCGACGAGTGCGATCCATGAGTTCACGCAGGTCGGCCCGAGGGGAGGGGATCTGATCGTGTTCGCTGCGGAGTTGATGATCAACCTAGCGGCAGTGCCGTCGGGCATGGCTGGGTTCCGGTTGCATCTCTACAGCAGCAGCCCGACCGCGATTCTGGATAATGCAGCCTTTGATCTGGTCGCTGCTGATCGTGACGCTTACATGGGTTACGCGGACTTCGGTACACCAGAAGACCTTGGCTCGACGTTGTTCAGCCAGGCGCGGTTTGTGTATGCCGAAGCCCAGCTGGCGAGTGCCGTGACCAGCCTGTGGGGTCAGCTGCAGACGATCGGCGCCTATACGCCAGCGAGTGGGACCGGCTGCCGGGTGCGGCTGCGGACGATCGAGATCTGATGAGACCCTATCTGCTGGCGCCGAGGTTTGCCGCGAACCGCCTGTGGCTGGCGGCGCGAGAGGTGCCGAGCTGGCACATCGCCCCGGTGCGAACCGGCAACGTGAACGACCTGATCACCGGGTCGAACATCATCACGTTCACCAACAGCAGCCCCGCCTGGGGCTTCAACAGCTCGGGCGTGCTGGTGCAGCCCTCGGTCAACGTGCCGTTCATCGAGTACGACCCGGCGACAGGGGCGTGCCTGGGCTGGCGGGTGTGGGATGCGGTGACGAATCTAAGAAGTTACAGCGAAGCAGTATTGGTCGCCAATAACTATAACGTTACCAATTCAACCCTGACGACTCAAAGCGTATCAACGCCGATTCAAGGAGTATCTAGCGCCAGCTTTTTTGCGCTGAATAGTGGGGCGAACACTGGAAACAGCACCGATGGGATGACTTATGGTTCTGGCCTGTCCTTGGCCAACTCAACCGCATACACGCAAAGTGGATTCTTCAAGCTGAGCGGAACCAATACGATCAGGCTTCGGAGCAATGTCACCGGCCAGGTGTTTGACATTGTGCCTGCCAGTGGAGCCACGATGCCAAGCGGCACAATCACGGCCTGCACTGTGCAAGCCGCACCGAATGGCTGGTATCGAGTGTCGTGGAGCTTCACCACCACCACATCAGCGCCAGGCAATCGCGGCGACCACTGGACGATCAAGACGCCAGTGGCGGACGGCACGACAGGCTTCTGGATCACTGGCACACAGATCAACACCGGCGCCCTCGCCCCCTACGTCCCCACTGGAGCCCTAACCGCCAGCAGTACGGCGGACGTGGCGAGCATCACTGGCGCGGCGTTTGCGGGGATTTGGAATCAGACGGCGGGGACGGTTTACAGCGACATCAGGAGACTGTCTGCGGTGCCGTCAGGGTTCCCTCGCGCATGGCAGGCCAGTGATGGCACGTCAGTCAACAGGATCGAACAGACATACTATTCCAACGGTCAGGCCAACGTCATCACCACAGGTGGAACAAACCAAGCTGAATGGTATCCCAGCTTTTTTGCAGAAAATGGCGTCAAAGCTGCGATTGCATTTGCGACCAATGACGTTGCGGGCGCAAGCAATGGGGTAATCACGGGCACTGATAATCTTGCCACGATGCCTGCGGTTGATCGCATCTTTATCGGTTCTGAGAATGGAAGCGCCAACATCTTGCGCGGCTACATCCGCGAGATGGCAATCCTCAAGTCCCGACGCCCCAACGCCAACCTCCAATCCATGACCCAGTGATGCGCCACTACACCCTCCGCTTCCCCGACCACCAGGCCGCCCATGATGCCGCAGGTGGGGCCGGCTACCTCGACGACGACGGCGAGTTGGTGTCCCTCGGCCACAAAGGTGCCCTCGACATCATCGGCGAAGTCACGATCCCGGGCACCTACGACGCTGACGGCAACGAGCTGACCCCGGCCACTCCCCTCCCTGGGTTCTACGTCAACTGCGCCTTGCCGGTCCTGCCGCGGTCCCTGCGGTTCTTCTCAGTGCCCTACGGCAGCGGCGGCAGGGTGTTCGCTGGCACCGAGCCCGACGCCGACGCATGGCCGCCGGAGGTGACCGATGGCGGCGGATCTTGACGCACAGGTTGAGGCGTTCCTGCGTAATGCGACCCGGCAACGCAAGACCGAAGATCGTGCCATCCGGCAGGCCCTGCAGTCCCTCGCGCCGGTCCTAACGCGCATCAGGCGGCAGGTGGAGGATTCGGGCCTCCTCGAGACCACCGTGGGCCGTCAGCAGCTGCTCACGACCCTTACCGCAGCCATTGCCCGGCAGGTGCAGCTCAACTGGGGAGCACCGCTCCTAGCGGACCTGCAGGAATCACTGGCGCCATGGATCGAGCAGCAGCAGGCCTTCGCCCGTCGCATGGTCGAGACCGCAGGCGGTACCCTCACCGCACCTGGAGCCGCCGCTGCAGCACGCCAGCCGGCGCAGATCATCAATACCGCGATCGTCAACGGCAAGCCACTAGCCGAAAACCTCACCGTCAGCCTCCCGGCACTCGTCGCCGACAAGGTCCAGCGGCTGGCCATGATGGGTGGTGAGGTGTTCGCCGAATACGACTCGGCCGTCGTGCGAGTCGTTGAAAACAGCGTCGAGGCCACCATCAGGTCTGGTGTCCATGCCTCCGGTAGCTTCGCCCAACAGATGATCTATGCCATCGAGTCCGATCCGGTCTGGCTGGATGCGCAGGGCCTCGTGTGGACTGCCACCCTGGACTCCAGGGTCTGCCCGGTCTGTGTCGGCCTCGACGGCAACCGCTACAAGCTGGGCGAACCGGGTCGGTACTTCGACGGCACCAGCAAGCTGGACCCGCACCTGAACTGCCGCTGCTACCTGATCCCATACGTCAGGGCTGGTACTGCTGATGAGCGCTTCGCGACGGGTGATCAAGGCACGGAACAGATCGGGTTTGGCACCAAGGTCAGCAGCTGGATCCAGGACAATCCCGAGACCGCCCGCAGCATCTTCGGCCAGAAGCTAGGCCAGCGCCTGATCGACGGGAAACTGACCCTCGACAAGGCGATTAAGGAGTGGGCAAGCTAGGGCAACGACTTATGCCCGATGGCCAGGAACTACAAGCGCGACAGCAGCGGCAGGTTTTCGTCGACAGGTGGCGGCAAGGCCAAAGGTGGCGCCAAATCAGCCCCCAAGACCACCAGCGCCCGCGGTCGTGCATTGGCCAATGAGCGCAAGGCCACCAAGGCCGTGAAGGCTGCCACCAAGTCCGGTGCCGTCGGACGCAAGGAGGCCAAGTCGCAGCTAGTGGCCCAGCGTGCGCGTGAGTTCTACCAACGCACCGGCACCGGCACCAAGCGCAGCAAGGCCAGCGGTTCTGGTGTCAGCAAGGCAGCAGCCAACCTCAGCAGCAAAGGCACTGCCAAGTCGTCGAAGCCGGCGAAGATGAGCAAGGCCCCGACCAATGCCGCAAAGCAGGCTTACAAGTCCGCCCGCAGTGAGGTGCGTGAACTGAAGATGTACCGTGCCGGCAAGACTGATAAGGTCGTCAAGGCCGCAGAAGCTAAGGTGAAGCGGCTGGAGAAGTCGCGCGGCCTGTCCAAGACCCGTAAGTCCCGCAAATGACCGTTACCGTTGATGCCACGATCGGCGGCGCTGCAGCCAATTCGTATCTCACGGTCGCTGATGCGGATGCCATCGCGGAATACCGCCTCGGGACGCTGGCATGGTCCACGGCCACGACTGACGATAAGGGCCGGGCATTGATCCAGGCGACGGCATACCTGGACCAGCTCGGCTACATCGGCAGCAAGGCCGCCACCACGCAGGCACTCCTCTGGCCTCGGTCTGATGCCGCCTGCGGGGAATGGTCCTACACCAGTCTGGTGATCCCCGGGCCGGTCAAGACCGCAACGTTCGACCTTGCCAATGAGCTCCTCACGACCCCGACCCTGCTCACCGGTGGTAATGCCAGCCTCAATGAGCTGATCCCCGGGATCCCGAATGCTGACTTGAAGTCAGCCTCGATTGATGTGCTGAGCGTCGAGTTTCGCGGCGGTGGTGCCCCCATCGTCCGCGATTGCCTCACTGCCCTCCCGTCCCTCGTTGGCATCCTCGGCTGCCTCACGACAAGCACAGCACAAACGGGCAGCGGTACAATCCGGGCAGTGCGCTCGTGACGGTTGCAGCTGCAGCTCCTGGAACCTGAGCCAGCAGCACCGCAACGGCGCCGCAGGACTCAAGGCCACCTCGCGGAACCGCTGAGCCCAGCGGAACGCAAGCGCTGCGGTGAGATGTACGTTGAGCACATCGCGCTGGTCAAGGCCTTCGGCCGCCGTTACGTCAACCGCTACCGGCACATGCGGGCGGAGGACGTGTTCTCGTGCATCGACTTTGCCTTCATCAAGGCGTGTCGGGCTTGGGACCCTGCCCGGGGCCGATTCTCAACGATCTTCGCCCGCCTGATCGAGGGTGAATGCTCCCACTGGCGACGGGACCACGGCTATGGCATCAGGTCGACCGATGCGTGCCAGCACCTCGGCAACCTCGCCCGACGGTTGATGGGTGAAGGGCTGACGCTACGGCAAGCCCGAGACCAGATGAGGGGCGAACTGCTCGCCGCTGGCCTCAGTGCCCGCGGCAGCCGCGACTCAGAGGTCGGCATCCTCGCCCGTACCGTCATCGCCGCACGGGACCGCCTTAAGGCCAGCTTGCCGGTATGGGGTGAGCGGCCAGCGGTTGAGGCGGCGATTGATGAGGTCGAGGATCAACTCGTTGCCGCGGTGCTCAGGGAAGCCCTACGGGCCACTGAGGGCCTTGCCCATGACGTGTTGGGCTTTGATCTGCATGCCGATTCACGGCCGACCCCATGGGAGGTGCTGACCGATTGAGGGCAAGCTAGGTCAGTTCTGGATCCTTTGCCGTGGGCTTCTTCGTCGCCTATGACTACCGGCTCTGGGTGAAGCTGGGCACTACGGCCAGCGCCATCCCGACCAGCCGGTCCACGATGACCGAAATCATCAACATCGACAATGTTGGCGTCACCTCCAACTCTGACACCGTCAACGCGATTGACTATGCCAGTGAGGCTGGCTTTGCCAAGCAGCTGGTGTCGGGCAACTCGTGGTCGATGCCGTTTGGCATGAACATGGACATCACCTCGGCCGGCTACAAGCTGATGGAGCGGGCATTCCTGGAGTCCGCCAACGGTGCATGCCTGCAGATCTGGCGTGAATCGCCCGTCACTGATGGCAGCGACGACGATCCGGAGATCCTCGCGGCGGTCGTGCAGGTGTCGGGACTGTCGGAAGACATTCAGGCCGGCAACGTGGCCAAGGTGTCGGGCACCCTCAACGGCTATGGCGTCTACTACAAATACCAGCAGGGCGACTCGATTGCGACGCTGACCGTTACCAATGGCGGCCTTGGCCTGGCGGCTGCTGCCTCGGCGGTGCCGCTGGTGCCGGTGACACCAAAGGCCGGCCAAGCGTCGGGCCGCGGGGCAACAGCGACCACGACCGTCAATGGTTCGGGCGTGATCCAGACCGTCACGATCGTCTCTGGTGGCAACAACTTCGTGGTGGGCGATACGCTGACCATCGACGATGCGTCGGTGTTCAGCTCGGGCGATACGGCGCCGGTCCTGACGGTCGCTACGATCGCCTGACCTTAGGCCCGCGGTGGCTTGTTGGGAGCACCTGCAAGCCGCCGCCAGTTCGTGGCAAAGAACCGATCGAGGGGGTGATCCGTGAAGACGGGTTTGATCCAATCCCGGCCCGGATAGCCCCTTGCTGGAATCCCGGTCAAGATGTAGCCGGCATAGTTGACGCCGGTGCCTCTGCCGCCCCACGTGTAGGTCAGCCTCAGGCTCAGCGGGGCCTCCTGCCGTCGGAATTGCGAGCTAAGGAAATCGCCGGTGTCGACAATATCCCGCGGGCTGGTGACGGTGTATGGGGCTTCCCCTTTCTTGCCGCGGCGCCTCGTTGCCCTCGGCCAGCTGAACTGTGCCGCCTTGATCTCCTCCTTAAACGCCGGGAAGATCACCGAGTCATAGGCCCGCAGGATCTCGGCGCTACGGGCAATGAACCGCGACGGGTCTAGGTTGCCCGGGTTGAATGTCGTGGTGACCGTCAGGTTCATGCCTGCTGCCGATAGCGCACAATCTGTAGCTTGTCGCCCAGCACCTGCTGCAGCGT